AAGACGCCGACAGTACCGGCATCATAGGTGGCAGACGTATATGTCAGCGCTGTACGAACGATATTACCAGTTGCAAACTTCACAATGTCACCGTAATAGATGGATGTGCCGTAAGCGCTGGCGATAGGGATGCTGCGGGTAGAACCTGCAAACACCTGCCCACCGATCAGGTTGATCGGTTGTAGGCCGTAGGGGGCCGAGACCGTTGGATAAGCCATGAAAGACTCCTATGTTTATTTAGAACCAGAACCAAACCCAGCTCCGCGTGTTGTTGTCGACTTGCGGTCAGAAAACAACGGCATTCTTGGGTCATTATTTCGCATGAAGTGGTTGTCCACTGAGTCCATCTGGTTTTGAGCTTGGGAGGCGTAGTACTCAGCCATCGCCTGTAATTGGCCCTTATGGATCTTGCAAAGCATGAGTCCACCAATTTCGACGTTGCCTGTTACAGCGTTACCTTCCATCATCAATTCCGGATGGTCTACTGCCTTAACCGGTACCCAGCCATCGCGAGTCTTACGAGACACGTTGGTTGGATCAGACTGCCCCAAAATGTGTGTCGCAATCCAGCGAAACTCAAAATCAGGATCAGGTGTCGGATCGGGCAGGGCGCTCGATGGTTTGTAAACGTATCGAACTTGTTTTTCGCGTGTTTTTAAATCACGTTGTGTGCGGTCTTGTGTTTCAGCCATTCTGTCTCTCCAATTTCATCACTTCAGCAGCATACTGCTGCGGGGTTAGTCCATACTTTTTAGCCAACGCAACTTGCGTCGTAGTTAGCTTCACCTTTCCTGCGCTCGTAGAACGAGATGCAGAAGCAACGACCGTGGAAGGCTTCTTGACTGCCTCACCAGACCTTTTGTCTCGGGCTCCACTGAAAATATCAGGGAACGTCGACTTCATGCGAGCATCAATTTGCTCGAAATATTCTTCAGAGCGGGGGTCAACCCCGTTTGTGACTAGTTTCTGGTGCAGCCCTAGTGCGTAGCTGGTGTATTCCTCAAACCCTTGAGCGCCGAACCACTGGTTTTTTGCCTGCCAGCGCAGTGTCTTTTCGTCGGGCTCAGCCTTTGCAGGCTGGGTTTGTGGAGTTTGTACATCAAAATTATCTTCCTGTAAAGGGGTTGGACGATAATTTTTTGTTTGTTCAACTTTAATCTTGGCGTCCATCACCGCTTCTTGGGCTTCAATGATGGCGTCCGTGTCAAAAGATTCTTGGGCCGCTTTGAGTTTGCGACGCGCCATATCCAGTTCGGAATCGGCACGCTGTTTAGCACCTTCAATAACAGCTTCCTGTCCTGTGTAGACGTTCTGCTTGAGGCGTTTGTTTTCTTCTACAAGATGCTGTGCAAGACGCTCTAGCTCTTGTTTCTCCCGCATCGTGGCTTCTTTGACTCGGCGCTCGTCGTGACGGGCGTGGGTCAACTCTTTGATTCGGTTCTTCACCTTGTCGGAGTACGACTCAATTTCTTCGTCGGTCGGATCAAGAACTTCTTTGTCCAAGGGCTTGCGGCCCCTGTCACGTTCAGGCGTGTCGTCTTCGATTTCTATCTCAACGTCGCCTTCCACCTCGATTTCAATCTCAGGTTCTTTTTTGTCGTCGATTTCGTCGGGGAACTTAAATTCGTCTTTTATAGCCATTTTTACTCCTTATGCACCAATAAAACGTTCGGTGTGTACGTTTGACTTTCGTCGGTTCCAAATCGCCGGTACGACTTGTATATTGTCCGGGCGACTGTCGCCGCCTTTAGACACCGGTAGCACATGATCGACATGCCAATGGCCGCCAACAACGTGTTCTCTCAACCGAGCAAGTGATACAGCTTCCTGTAGCACCCAAAATTCAAATGGGTTGAGGGCCTTCTCCAACGTCCTGCGATAAGATCGCATCGCCGTGAAATACGCTTGGTTGTTCTCAGCCCATTTAACTCTTGCTGCTCGTCTTGCATCTGAAAGAGGTACATTTTTTCGACGCGCTTCTGTAGCGGCTCTGCCGCCAGACGCCCTATACGTCGCTTCGTGCCTACGCTTTGCTGCCTGACCTTTTTCACTGGCCTCGTAGCGACGGCGAGCCTCTTTCTGAGCTTCACTACGCATGTGTAATCCCTCTGGGATCCTGAACAACAGCATCAACTTGGTCGTCGTTGATGAGACGGAACTCTTTACCGTAAATCTTGACTCGCGTACCAGAATACGTACGTACAAGCACAAAATCACCTTCTTTGCACCATGCTCCTGCGGGGAACTTGGCGGTGTCTTTGTACGCATCTGGGCCAACTTTCATCACAAATAGCACAGTTGTTGAGTGCTCTTCTTGACGCATGGTGGCTGTCGGTTTGTACAAATCAGTACCTTCAATCTTGTCAGAGACGTCTGGCACAGCGCACAAAATCTTCCAACCTGTGGGGTCGGGTAGTTGTCGTGCTTTTTCTTCGTCCGTAGCTTCTGGGGCGGGGGCCACCATAGGCTCGATGGTTTCAGGCAGTGCAAAAGCACCGGGAGACAAATCAAGATTACTCATCTGATTCTTCAACTTTCTGCAGCAGGTCTAGTAGATAACGCTCTGCGAGTGCTAGACCCGAAATAACACCACAGAGTTTTTGATATTCTTCAAATGATCGACACGAACCGCCAGCGAGATCGTCGGCGTAGTTGTTCATGTCCGTGCGTAATTTTTCGCGCAATACGCGTGCGAAGTCTTGAATCATTTGGTTGGTTTAGGTTGGTTTTTTGATGCGTGCTGCAATGCTGCAGTTCGCGCTTGTAAATCCAGCTGGGCTTTACTCTTTGCAATGTCAGTGCCCAGCTGTACGCCTGCACGCTCTTGCTCAAACTGTTGTTTGGTCTTGCTCTCGTTGATCTGTGCACCGACCTTGAGAGAGTCCAGCTCCAAGTTGCCTTTGACTTTCTCTTCTTCTAGCGCCTGCTTGTCGGAAGCAATAGCGGCGTCGATCATCAGCTTTTGTTTCTTGAGCTCCAGCTCGCCTTGTTTGATCTGCAACTCCTGCATCTGAAGCTGCAAGACCGGGTCTTGTGCTTGTTGCTGTGCCTGCTGCTGGGCAGCTTGCGCTTGGTTCTGCATCAACACCTGATTGGCCGCTTGAGCCATCATGCCTGAGAGCGCGATCTCCACCTGCGGTGGCAACTTCTCGTCTTCGGGTGGCAGTGGCATGCCCAACTGCTGCTCAATTTGCTGGCGCATTTTGTAGCCAACGTGTTCTGCAATGTGCGCAGTAAGTGCGCCCATGATCTTGGGAGCCTGTGGGTTCTGGCCAATGAACTGCTGAATCATCGGGTCTTGCAACATCATCATGTGCACTTGGATGTGTGACTGATGGTCTTGGTGCAGGAACGCCTTGAGCGGTGTGCCCTTGAGCGCATTTTGATTCTCTTGCACAGGGTCAATCGGTTTCTGATCGTCCTCAATTGGTACAAGCTTGTCAGCGTTCTTAACACCCAGCACGTCCAGCATCCCGCGATGCAACTCTGGCAAGTTGTAAATGTCCGGAGCCATCTGCGCCATCTGAATCACGGCTTGGTACTGCACCACACGCTGGCTCATCGTCGCCGCATTGGGGTCAGACACAGGGATCACATCTACCAAGTCATAGTCCGCTTGCTTAGCTTTGCGGTTGCCGTACTCTGGATCGTATGTGTAATCTGGATCCGTGTAGTCACGGATCAGGTTCTTCAAGAGTTTTAACTCTTGCTTCAATGCAAAGTGCACACGGGCCTGCACAGCAGACATGACTTTAAGCTGGCGCTCAAGCAAAGCTAGCGTTGTACCCACGGGCGCGTTCGCGCTCATGTCGGCTACTTTCATGTCTGAAGTAGACGCAAAACGGCGGCCCTCTTCAACAATGTTGTTGAGCAAGTTGTACAGCGTAGCACTAGGCTCTTTGTATGGCAGCGGCAGGATATTGTCCCGAATGTTGCCAGAGCCAATGTCTACATCTCGCCACTCGCCGGGGGCAATCGGTGTGTCATCACCTTTAATCCGAAGGCCACGGGACTTGAGTCCACCCGGTAAGTTCGACAGTGTGCCCGCATCCACCAACTGGCGCATGAGAGATGTCGCAGATTTGGCAAAGCCACCAATGAGGTGGAAGAGGCCAAAGCCGTAGGCTCCAAAGCCGGGGATGTACTGGTAGTGGACGAAGTGCTGGCGCTTAAGTTTGAGGTCATCGTCTTCTTTCCAATTTCTACGAATAGACAAGATGTCGTTCGTACCTTTAATGATTGTCACAACGTACGGCAACATGATGCCGGTCTTCTCGCCGTCTTCGTCCTCGTCTTCATAGCCTTCAAGGTCTAAGTCAACGTGGCACTCAAGCAAGATGTAGCGCTCATCGTTTAAGTCACTAAAGCCTGTCTCTTTATCCTTGGCTTTCTGAATGTCTGTCTGCTCGCGTGTTGGGTCAGACAGCTCTGTGTCTAGGTAAAAGCCCGACTGCTGCAGCTTGATAATCTCATTCTTGGTCTTACGCATCACATGCGTGACGCGGTGGCATGTATCTAAGTCTGTCGCGCCGTATGGGAGGATGATGTCCTCGGCAGGAATAAACATAGAGACTTGACGGCCAAGGTTGGGGTCAAAATACACCTTCTTAAACGCTGAACCCGTAGCTGGCAGTGACCACAACATGCGCTCGTGCTCAGCACGGAACTCGACCATGTTCTCTGTCAACTCAAAGTTCATATCTTCTTCAACGTTGGCCGCTTTCTCCCGTGTCTCTGGGGAGTCTTTACCTACAATTTTGGTACGCACGGGGCCACGAGCCGGGAACGTCTCGGTTATTGTCTCGGCTTGGAAGCGAACAACCGCTTCTGTAATCATGGGGTGGAACACGCCGCACGCGCCGTTCCAAGGTTCTGTGCGCTCCTCCATCTGAAGGCCGAGCAGTTTCAAACCCTCAATGTAAGACTTCTCCCACTCTTTGCGCGACGCTTTATCGTTATCAATGTCTCCGGCCAAATCGCCAGCAAGGGATTGCAAAACGCCAGCAGAAACGTATTCGGCAAGGTTGTCGTTAAAACCTTCTTCGTCCTTGTCTTCATCGGGGATCAAACTGATCTCCATACCATCCATGCCGATGGTGACTTCTTCGGGATCAACGATCTCGATCTCAATGGGGGACTCTTGCTCTGCAAGTGCGTCGATGCCAACGGGTTGTTGGTACAGCGCTTTGTCGATGTTCGTTGCCATGTTGTTCCTTAATAGTATGCCGCTTTGCGCCCGTAGCCATACAGCCGGTCTTCTTTCTCGTCTGAGTCGAGAGCAATAAACCCACCTTGTCTGTATCGCAACAGCGCCTGTGTTGTCGTATCCACGTAGTCGTCGTGTTCCCCAACAGGAAACGCCGCCATCTCTTCAATTACTTCCCGTGCCCAGCGTGTGTCAGGTGCCCAGACTTTACCACTGCTGAATAAATCTGCAACTGCGTTCACACGCACCATCTTGTCGTTGCCCCGTGACGGGCTGAACTCCTGCACCGGTATGCCAGTGGCCCGAAGTTCTTGTATTAGTGGTGCGCCAGCTGCCTTTTTCTCCACAATGAACGCGTCTGGCTCCCACTCTTTCCAATGTTTGAGCGCCACGGCCTTAAGTTCTGGAAAAGCCATCCGGTCTTTAAACGCGTCGAGCAATATCAGCTGCGGTGAGTCATTCTCTTCCTCGTTATAGAACACGCCCCATGTGGTGCATGCTGAATAGTCAGAGTTGTTCTT